AGCAACAAACAAAGTTTCAATTGTGAGTGTTGGATTAGAAAATAATCCACTTGCTGATTTTACATTAAATGTAACAGGTGTCACTAGTGGAGTTAAATCGTTTGATTGTTCTTTAGATTCAACATCTAAAAAATATATCACTAAAGTATTAGGTACCGATGTTTATGATAAAAATAACACCGATTTCCCAATTTACGTGTATGAACAATATCCTAACTTCTTAAAATCCGCCTTTGAAAAGGGGTATATTAGAGGTTTAAGTTTAACATTATCTACAAATGCAGAAGGAAATAATTTTCTAAGAGAATGGGACACACCAATATCTCCTATGGTTGTTTCTGAAGTTCGTGGTAATAAAGTAGATGATTTATTTGAGGTTATAACAATTTCAGATGGTGAGTCCGCAAACACAGAAGTTAAAGTTTCAATTTCAAATATTAACACTGAAACAGGTGAATTTGACATATTAGTTCGTGATTTCTATGATACTGACGACAATCAAGTAGTTCTTGAAAAATTCACAAGATGTTCTATGAACCCTGATGTTGCGGGTTATGTTGCAAGAAAAGTTGGTACATCTGATGGTCAATATACGTTGAATTCAAAATACATCATGTTAAACATGTCAGAAAACGCACCGTCAAACGCATTCCCTGCGGGTTTTAAAGGGTTTGTTAAGAATTCTGCTTTCGGTAGTTCAAGTTTAGGTAATGTGATTTTCAAAACTCAATATTACAATTCAGGTGATGTAATGTATTATGAGGCTGACGGTACTGAAATTTTATCAGGTGGTGATAAGGTTAAAAGGGTAACTTTAGGATTTTCAACACAAGAAGGTTCGTCTTACGACGCAGATTTATTAAAATATAAAGGATCAGAATCAAATGGTGCAACTTATGGTTTTCACCTATCAACAAATGCATCTTCTATTTTAACATCTGGCGGTGACCAAATTTACCAAACAACAACATACGATTTAGAAGGTCAAACAAATCCAACAACTAATAAATTAACTAACATCAATTATCGTAAATTCACATTTGCGTTAGGTGGTGGATTTGATGGTTGGGACATATACAGAAAAGTAAGAACTTTAGGTGGCGAATATATATTCGGTAAAAATACCTACATAACTGGTGACACATCTAATGGTGGTGTTTTCAGTACAGCGGCAGGAAACTCAGATTATTACGCTTACTTAGAAGGTATACAAACATTCCAAAATCCTGAAGCTGTGGATATTAACGTATTCTCAACCGCAGGTATTAACTGGTATAATCACGAGTCATTAGTCGCCGCAGCAATTGACATGGTTGAAAATGAAAGAGCGGATTCGATTTACATTATCAATTCACCAGGTCCTGATGTTTTAAACTCATCAACCGAAGTGGCAAATGCTATTGACGATTTAGCTTTCGATTCTAACTATTCTGCAACATATTGGCCTTGGATTCAAATTAGAGATACTGATAATGCTACACAATTATATGTTCCGCCAACAGGTGAGGTATTAAAGAATATAGCTTTAACAGACAATATTTCATATCCTTGGTTCGCGGTGGCGGGTTATTCAAGAGGTATTGTAAACGCAATCAGAGCGTCTAAAAAATTAACTTTAGATGAAAGAGATGAGTTATACAAATCAAGAGTTAACCCAATTGCAACTTTCTCTGATACAGGTACCATTATTTGGGGGAACAAAACTCTTCAAATTAAAGAATCCGCATTGGATAGAATCAACGTAAGAAGATTATTATTAAGAGCAAGAAAATTAATTTCTGCAGTCGCTGTAAGATTATTGTTTGAACAAAACGATGACCAAGTAAGACAAGAATTCTTAAGATTGGTAAACCCTATCTTGGAATCAATCAAAAAAGAAAGAGGTTTGTACGATTTCCGTGTAAGTGTGTCTAACGACCCTGAAGATATCGACGCGAACACATTGAGAGGTAAGATATATATCAAACCAACTCGTTCTCTTGAATTTATTGATGTTGAGTTCGTAATTACTCCAACAGGAGCTTCATTTGACAATATCTAATCTAAAAGGAGATATAAAAGGAAGAGGGTATCAGAAATGGTACCCTTTTTTTATTTAAAAATACTAAATAAATTTGGAATATTCGAATATGTGTTGTATCTTTGTGTCTCAATAATAAAGATATGAAAAAAAGTCTAATGATAAAACTTTCAATATTAACTCTATTTGTCGTTTTCTTCAAGAAAATCGTAGTAATTGGTATGATTGTGGTAGGTGCGGTGTTTTTCCCCGAGGCTTCACAAGCATTAAGACATTATTGTTTTGGTGACGGGTCCCAATTAGAAGTTAGTCCTGATTATATCAAAAACTCACCCGTTGTTAAAAAACACTTGGCTCACATGAAAGTAGGTGAAAAACACAAGGTTGGTATGCACCAATGGGAAGATTGGAGACTTTCATTTGCAATTAACCCGTTTACAATTGAAAAAAGAAAAGATAAGATTATCATCACTCAATGGATGAAATTTGATAAAACTAATAAAGTGATTACTTGGTTTGGTCCAATTCCTATTCCTGACAATATCGTACACACTTTTGAATGTACTCCATATATGTTCCACACGGAATGGAAACTCTAAATTTTACTTTTACATTTACACCCATTAGATGGAACATTAATTTGTACGGGGAATCCCTTGTAACCTGTATTGTGTAATTGTGACATCACCTCTTCAATACCATTAACAGGACTTCTACCTAATAGCCATCCACCTATTGTGGCACCAATACCACGAAGAGTATTCAAGTACATTTTAAAATAATTGTTAGTTTTTAAATGTGGCTTTTTCTCCATTATATTATCAAAATTATACATATCATAAATCACCCAACCACTACCACCTTGTCTAATCGTAGCACCACCTAACGTTAACATTAATTCACTAATATTTGTAGGTTGTGAACCATATGTGAAACTAGTTCCCTTATAACTTGGTGATTTTGAATACAATGTGGTGTAATCATGATAACCTAATTGGTTTTTATTTGGAAGACCTTTTGGGTCCTTACCTTGCCACATGTCAGGATTACAAGAACCCATTCTATTAGCTTTTTCACATATAACATTAGATAACGTAGATAAAGTTTCTTTTTTTAACTCCCTTTCAGTTAATGTCTCTTTGGACATTTTTAAAAATCTAAGAGCACAATATACGTGTAATGGGGAGTTTGCATACGAGTTCGCAACTTTATTTAACAACATTTGAGGAGCCATGATTTGCTCGACTAATTTATTGACTTGAGATTCTGTTAATATTACCTTTTTCATTATGGTCTAACATATAATTTAGTACCAATTCTAATTGTATTCAATAAAAACAATATATTTTCGTTTGAAACTCGAATACAACCATTAGAATGTTTACCACCTAATTGTTTTTCTTTATTTGTTCCGTGTACATAAATTGATCTTGAATAAACATTTTTATTACATGGTTCAAGTCCAACTAATTCCAAAAGACCTGTTAACACATCCGCATCGTGGATTTCACCAGTTTCAGGGTCTTTTCTTTTTCCTGGCATATCAGGACCTAAAACTAAATTTATTGGTTTTTTACCCACTAAAACCTGATATTTTCTAGGTGCTTTAATTTTATTACTTATTTTCATAAGACCTGTACTTGTCGATGCACTATCTTGTGCATTAGTAAATCCGTAAGCACCCGTTGAAACTTTCATTTCTTTGGATAAAGTCTTTCCATTCATTGTATAGTACATTGTTTGAGAAGGACCCCATAAAATTAACATTGGTTCACCTTTGTTAATCAATTTACCTTCTGATAACATATTATATAGGTTTTGCCAATTACTAGCCCTTTTTGTATCACTAGTACTACATTCGGTAAAATCAAATGCACCTTTTACCCTATTAAAAGCCTTTTGAATGTCACTCTGTTCAGTAATAGATTTGATTAATCTACTTGTTTGTTCCTCTGAAATGATAATGTTCATACTTTATAAATATCGAACATTTTAAATAAAGAAAAGTATTAGGACAGTTCCACATGGAACCTATTTTTATGAAAATCTTAACTTCATAAACCCAGTATATACTAGAAAATACTAGAACTGGTTTTTATTATATTTATTGTTAGAAGTTTATTCTGGAACTTAATACTGGAGCCTGTAAAAAACTACGAAAAATAATTGACAAAGTCAAATAGTAATAAAAAATTTATTTCAAATACCGATATATTTATAAGAAGTAAATAATACGAAAAAAAACTTAACAAATACAAAATGGCAGATTTATTAATGAAAATGCCGGTTCCATATGAACCGAAAAGACAAAACCGATTTATTGTTCGTTTCCCATCTTCTTTGGGTATTAATGAATGGTACGTAACATCGGCTAAAAGACCTAGTGCTAAAATTAACTCAGTAGCAATTCCTTTCTTGAACACCTCAACTTATGTTGCTGGTAGATTTGAGTGGGAAACGATGCAGGTAACATTTAAAGACCCAATTGGACCTTCAGCGTCACAAGCGTTGATGGAATGGTTCCGTTTACATGCGGAGTCTGTAACAGGTCGTATGGGATATGCTGCGGGTTATAAGAAAGATATTGAACTTGAGATGTTAGACCCAACGGGAGTTGTGGTTGAGAAATGGATTTTACAAGGTACTTTCATCCAAGACTTAAATTTTGGAGATTTAGATTACTCAAGAGATGAATTAGCGACAATCACATGTACTTTAAGAATGGATAGATGTATCCAAGTTTACTAAGATAAAACGAATACACATACGAAACCGATATTCCTATTTAAGGGTATCGGTTTTTTGTTATGTAGAAACTTTACTTTTAGATAATTATAGTTTAAACTTACTATATGGAAAATTATAATATAGACCCAACAATTTCTTACGATGTAGTGGAATTACCAAGTAAAGGTATTTTCTACGCAAATAATAAAAAAAGTTTAAGGGTTGCTTACTTAACAGCATCCGATGAAAATATCTTGGTAGCACCAAACTTATTACAGAGTGATACTGTAATTGAAGAGTTACTTAAAAGAAAAATATTAGATAAAGACTTCAATATTGATGAATTAGTAGATGAAGATAGACAAGCAATATTAATATTTTTAAGAAATACCGCATTTGGTAGTGAATACGAAATGGAGATGATTGACACTAAAACCAATTTACCATTTAAATTTGCGTTAGACCTATCAATTTTAAAAGTGAGAGATTTTAACTTAAAACCCGATGAAAACGGAGAATATTCATTTTTTATGAATATTTCAAAGAAGAATATTACTTTTAAGTATTTGAATAACATTCAAGAAAAAGATTTAATTAAAATAAGAGATAATTCATCGACCTCTGTCGCTCCCGTAACTACAAAGAGACTTGAAATGATGATTAAGTCGGTCGATGGTATGAGAGACCAAATGGGTATTTATCAATTTATTCAAAATTTACCAATTAGAGATTCTCAAGAATTTAGAAAATTTGCAAACGATAATAAACCCGGCATTGATTTGTCAGTAGATGTAAAAACCCCGTCAGGAGACACAGTCAAAGCTTATATTGACTTCGGGGTGGAGTTTTTTCGTCCTTTCTACGGCGTATAAGAAAAAACAAATATCAGCAATTACCAATTTAGTACATAGAGGATTTACCTATAGAGATCTTCTCATTATGCCAATACACGAGCGTAATAATATTATCATGTTTATTAATGAAGAAAATTCCCAATAAACTATTTATAGATGATATATTAATACGACACAATGGCTAATGGATTAAACCCCCAACAACAAACTCAATTACAAGGAATATTACAGAACCAATTTGGTCTTGGGCGTTCGAACGCCCAATCTTTTGTAAATGGGGGTAATCAAAGTGTTTTAGGTAATTTAGCTAGTCAATCCACCGCAAGTGCTGGTAGTACTACGAGTAGTGGTACTGGTTTAGGTGGTGTGGGAGGTTATTTACAAGGTGGTCAACAAATATTAAATGCGGGAATGAAGACCGCGGCTGATGTTACTTTAGCTAATTTTTATGATAATTTAAGTAATTCCAGTAATAGACTTAGTGTTGATACTTTTTCAACAATATTAAGAGGTGTTGCTGGTGGAGTTTCAAACCTTGCAAGTTTAAATATACCAGGACTGTTTACCGAAATGTTTAGTACGGGTGGTGCATTAGCGACAAAGTTTCTAAAGGATTTAGCTGAAACACAATCTAGATTAATTGATGTAACCAATAAATCAGGTGCGTTCGTTGGTGATTTAGGTGGAAATATGAGAGAGGAGTTGAATGATGCAATGGTTGAAACAACTAAACTCGGAATGACTGTTGATGATTTCTTAAAATCTACTGAAATATTATTAACTAGTTCAGGTAGAATGGCTTTATATAGTAAAGAAGCCATTAGTGAGGGTGTTAAAGCGTCAATTGCATATACTAAATCGTCCACTACTTTATTAGAAAATAATGAAGCTTTTAGAAATGTTGGATATGGTTTACAAGATGCGGCAAAGGTAATTACCACCGCGGGACAAAAAACATTAGAATTAGGATTAAATGCAAAAGTATTAACTGAAACATTAGTTAAAAATATAGGTAAATTAAATGAATTTGGATTTCAGGGAGGTGTTGCTGGTTTAACAAGAATGTCACAACAAGCACAATCCCTTAATTTCAATATGGATAATACACTTAAAATTGCCAACGATTTATTTGATCCAAATAAAGCAATAGATATGGCGGCTAATTTATCTATGATTGGTGGTGCCATTGGTGATTTTGGTGATCCATTAAGAATGATATACGATGCGACAAATAACGTTGAGGGTTTACAAACAAGTTTAATTAACGCATCAAAAAGTTTAGCAACATTTAATTCGGCACAAGGTAGATTTGAAGTTACCGGTGCGAATTTAAGAAGAGCTAAGGCAATGGCAGATACATTTGGTATATCAATGGGTGATTTGACAAGTTTAGCGGTTAAAGCTAACGTTCAATTTCAAGCCATGAGTCAAATACGTTCAATATTCCCCGAAGCTTCTAAAGAACAACAAGAGTTTATTAAGAATCTTTCAACAATGAAAGATGGTAAAATAGGTATTAGTATTCCTGCTGAAGTAGCTGAAAAATTTGGAGTAGTAGATAAAGTAAAAGATGGATTTATTGAATTTGCGGAATTTGCAAAGATTGATGTAACTAAGAGAAATCAAATTATTGAAGAACAAAAGAAAATTCAGGCAATGAAACCTGAAGATATTGCTAGAGGACAATTCAACGCAACCACTCAAATTCTGAATGTAATTAGTGCGATGTATATCCAACAACAAAATCAACTTAGACGAAGTGGGCCGGGTAAAACATTGGGTGACGCGGCTAATGACTTTGCTAAAAACATGTCAACTATTGAGATATCCAAAAATAAATCTACTCAAGATTTAATAAATGATGTAACAAAGCAAGCTCAAAATACATTAAGTAAATATTATGGAAATGTCACACCAAATGAACTAACAGTTACTGAGATGAAAAATAGTAAAAGTGAGAACGCTAAAATTGAGGCTAAAAATAGTACCACTACTAATGCAAATATTGAAAATAAAAACAACACTTCAGATAGTACAACTCAAAAGGTTGATATAACACATACAATTACAGCAAGTGATTCAACTATGGATGCAATGACAAAACATTGGTCTAAGAATTTACAATCTTTAGAATTAATAGGACTTAAAATTAATAACAAACCAAAAAGTTTTGATAGTACACAGAAAGTACTCAAAAAAACTAACTAAAATATCTATTTATAAATAAAAATAATGCCAAGTAACTTAGATTTTGATTCAACCAAAAAGTTTAGAGACTATATTTTAGGTAAGACTTTGAAACAACCAAACGGACCTCAAAGTTTTACTAATGCGTCTTATACGGTACAAAATACTGCCGAAACATCTAATAAAATGTTAGGTGGCGTTGAACCAACAAATCCGAGTTTAAATGGTAATCCATTTACAAACACATACGCACCAGAAAATATTAATTATATTCAAAATATTAATACGGTTCAAATAACAAATAGTTTAAATTTATATCCGAGTTTTATAAGTAATAATTATAATTTAGTTGGTATTGCAACAGGAGGTTCAACATATACTAATGAATCTGAATTATTTAAATTTGCTGCGAACAATATAAAATACAATACACAAGGACCTGTTTATTCAAGGATTGCACAAAATGTAGAAAAAAATACAACAGGTAGAGCAAGAATTTTAGACGCATTAAATGGGAATGCAACAACGGCAATTAATATTATAACAGGTAGAGAACCACTTATTGAAGCGAATTATAAAATTACAGCCGAAAGTGGACTTAGTATTCCAGGTTTAGCTGTTGATTTTTTAAAGTTAGTTGGTGGAGTTCAATTACCATTTTCACAAATACCTGGCGATTATTTAAGTGTACCACAAAATCCAAGAGATAATAAAACACAAGAAAAAGAAAGACCTGAAGCTAAAACTCAAGTTGGTAAAATATTTCAAGATGTTACAGGAACTTTAGGTTCAATGATTGGTATTAATAGAAGACCAAGAAAGGATAGGTCACCATCTGATTTGTTATTAGAACACATGGGTTCAGGACAGAAGAATAGATTATTTGATAATTTATCATTTAATAAATTTGGTCCTGATTATACAATATTAGCAAGGTCACAAAATACATCTAGATTATTCAATGGAATAAGTAAAGGTATAAATTTAGTTAAGAAAATGACAGGAGGAAGTGAGGCTCCTAAAATTAGTGGTTATATTGGTGACGATAGAGGTAACTCTGTTTCAAATATTTTACACGACCAATTTGATAGACCAACACAAAGTAGTTTTTATTTATCATCATTTTTTGACCCTAAAGCTGCGGAAGTTTTTAGAAGAAACACATCAATATCTGAAGGAGGTAATATTGCTGGTAATTTAACATGGATATCAAATGATAGACAGAACAAACCAAAGTATGGTTCAAACAACAAAGAGTGGAGTGGTGAAAGTACATTATATGAAAAATCAATTTCCACTAGTAGTGAATATAGTGGGTTTACTGACAATTCAATTTTAAGTTACACACAAGATATGTTGAAACAGTCAAATCAAGTTTCTAACGCGATTGACCAATCAACAAGATTATTTAAAGATGGTAACATGGTTATGTCAAAAGGTTCTGCAATAAAATACATTGAGAAATTTTCCAAAGAAGAAGCTGGTGTAGAATATTGTAGAGTTTGGACTAAAGACCGTTCTTATATGAATCTTTCTGATACCATGAGAACAACTACCATGTATAGAAAGTTTGAAGGTAGTGTAATGGGTGGAGCAAGTAGAGTATGGAATTTAAATATTGCACCAATGTCTAATGGTAAAAAATCATTTGACGGTTCAACAAACATAGTTTCAGGGTCAACATATGGAAGTAATTTTTATGCTAAAAAATATATGTTTTCAATTGAAAACTTAGCATGGAAAACATCTAATAGAGCGGGATTTACCGTTAACGATTTACCGGCTTGTGAAAGAGGAAATAACGGAGGAAGGGTTATGTGGTTTCCACCATATGATTTAAAAGTGACAGAACAAAATAGTGCAAACTGGGATAAAAATACTTTCGTTGGTAGACCCGAACCAATTTACACGTATCAAGATTCTGAAAGAAACGGTACACTATCATTTAAAGTTGTTGTTGACCATCCAAGTATATTAAATTTATTAGTAAGAGAACATTTTAAAGGAATGTCTAATGAAGAGGCTGATAACTATATAAATGCGTTTTTTGCTGGATGTACAGATTTAGATTTTTATGATTTAATTCAAACATATACAACGTTAGATAGGGAAGATGTTACATTAATTCAATCTTATTTAGACAAGGGTGTTGAACCACAAGTTATTGAAAGTTTAACATTTACAAGTGAACAAGTTCCAGAAGAAATCCCTGGAAAAACTGAAGAAAGTGAGGAACCTAAAAAATTAACATCAAGACTATTTTTTCAAAACGATAGACCAC